GTCCACCTACCGCTCCACAGTCTATTAGAATACTAATAGACGATTATATGATAGTCTCCGCCCCTATCCCCGTACCTGATGACAAGGGACTTTTGCATTCAAAGATTAGGCTAGAGCCTAGGAATATGAAAATCATTAGCGAAGATACGCTTTACCACTGTTGAGATGATACTATGCCATTGAAGATTTGGAAGAACCTTCACTCGCCTATAGTAGAGGAAATAGCAGAGGAAGAAGAAGAAGGAGGAGAATACCTCTTTGACCCCGAAGCAGGGAAGGCCAGCGGTGACCCGTTTGCCCACCTTGCTGACAAGGATGCCCCCGATTCGGCTGCATCCGACGATGAAGAAGTGAGTAAGTATGTTACAGGAGAAGAAGAATAAAATAGAAATCAATGGCCTACCTTTTGAAATTACAGCAAAACGCTTGACATTCTTTGATGTCCAAGCAGTGGCGCCGTTACTCATGGATGGCACAATGGACTTTTCTCGATACTGGCGACATGCTTTCAATCAATGGTTAATTTATGACGACTACTTCGACATGGAAAGTCTAACTCCTGAAGAGGGCAATGCGCTTGCTGCTTTGCTTCCTGACCCTAGTGAGGTTATGGAGTGGCTAGTTTTTCGGGAGGCGAAGTCGGTAACATCAAAGGGTTCATCCACGGGAGACCAGTGACTGAACGGCTTCGCTTTCAAAAAGAAGGAATGGAATACTTACTAATGACACACTACGGAATGGGACTAAAGGAGGTCAGAGATTTGGACATAGACGACGCTAAGCAACTTTTGTACTGGGCACAGGCTATGCAAGGGGAAGAGCAGGCTTCAGAAAACAAAGTCTACTTGGGCTATGACTCTGTCCCACCACTGGAGAGAGATAGATGACTACTGTCACATGTTTGGTCTGCAATAGCCAAGAAATGGAAATTGATACTGTAATCATGCAGGGTAAATGGAGTCGCTTACTTAATTATTCAAACAAGAAGTACAATGCGATAAGTTGCAAAGATTGTGGATATACAATGTTATTCAAGCAAAGTTCTAAGTTCAACATACTTGAGGCTATAATGGGGTGAATAGAATGGTGAACGGCGAAATAGACCCACGCTCCGTTGATGCAATGGAGAACTTCAAAAAATATAGCGAAGATGCACAAAAGAATATGAAAGCACTTCAGACTCAAATGGACAAGTTTACGAATAGCATGTCTATGACCAAAGCACACAGCACTGACCTTAGAGAATCTCTCAGACAAATGGGTGGCATAGAGCCATTTAAGCAAATGGAAGAGTCAATCAAAGGAGTACAAGAAGGTCTTGAAAAGACCAAGGCTACTCGCCAAGCCCCTCAAGCAGCCTCGGCAGAAAGGCGACCCTTGGGCGGCGTCGCTAACCAAGAAGAACAGGGCAATGTCACCGTCAATCTAAGAATAGATGTCAGCGGAGTTACCGACAGAACTGACAAAAAATCACTTGCAAAGGAAATCAGTGCAATGGTTACCAAAGAATTACGCTCTAAAATAGGCGGACCGCTTAGCAGCAGCGGTTTTAGTAGGAGTGGTTGAGTTTGGCAGAAATAGGGGAGAGAGTACCTATCCGCCTCGTTAAAGAGAACGGAGATACTATTTCCCTAGATGCGACTAGCATAGATATGGCAGTAGAAAGAGTTCAGTCTAACTTTGCCTTACCATTGATGAAGGCGAAAAAAATGGGAATAGACTTGAACCAAGCAGCCGTAGCCTTTGAGATACAGGGAGTGTTTACTGATGATGAAGGTCAAGAAGCAACATCACAAGCAAAGGCCATATTTGACTTTTATCAGCCTCATAGTCTTACTCTAAACCCTGATGATGAAGATGGGCCTACCACGGGTGGCGACTTAACTAACGGTAATGGGTTTGGACTGTTCAATTCACTTGGCTTTAGTAATACCAATACTGGTACTAATTTCGCCGGTATGGTCAATGTCGCCCCTTCTCTACTAAACTATGGGAATTGGCAAAACAAGTATGTCGACTTGCCTGTAGGTTATTGGGTCGAAAAAGCAGCGACTGCAGACAACCCAGTAGAGTCAGGTATCAGTGCTTGGTTCAAAGCAGACTCTATTACAGGCAAAGCCCATAATGAGGAGTTAAACACTTGGGTAGATTCTAGCGGTAACGGAATAACTGGTACTAAGTCAGGCTCGCCTAAATACAGAGAGGCGGGTGCAAACGGCCAACCTTATGTCTTCTTTGATGGCTCTGCTAAGTTTGATATTCCTTTTAACGCTGCACTAAATCCTAGCGAGTTTACTCTGTTTGTAGTCGCAAAAAGCACTAGTACTACTAATGCCACTCAGTATGTAATTAATACTTCTCCATCTCCTTACAATGACGGTTGGAACCTACGCTATCGCCATGCGTCTAATAATGACATTGTGTTGACTTTGTACGAAGATGGTAATGCAAAGGACTACTCTATAACTACCAGCACTTTACAAGCAGGCTGGGGACAGACACAATTACATGCTCATACGGTAGACTTTACTGGCAGCGACTATACTACCAAATCTTACAATAAAGGTACTTTAGAAGATACAGATACTGGGGACGGTTATGATGCTGTATCTAGTAGTGGTGCATCTCAAATTGGAGCCTTTAATAATGGTCAAAAGTTCATTGGGGGAGTTTACGAAATCTTACTCTATAACAGAGTACTAAGTCAGGCAGAAAGAGAGCAAGTAGAAGGCCATCTTTCTAAGAAATACGGAGTTACATTGAGTGGTGAAAGTGGTGGAGAGCACCCTTATGGTGGATTTACTTTCAACAATAACAAGAATAGCATTAGGTTAGTATTCGATAGCAGTAGACTAGGGAGTTTCAAGGAGCCTAATGGTTATATCAATAGGGCTAGGGTTACAGACATGGTTGTGTCTGCTTACGATGCGGCCACTGGTGTAATTACGATTGATTCAGGTGACGCTCGTGAATGGTTTGAAATGGACAGTACTTCTAATTACCACATTGCATTACAAAGAACAGACGGTTCATTAAAAGGAACGGGGAGCATTATGACAAGGATGCAGGTAAAGTCAATAACACAAACAAGTATTACAGTCGTGTTACCTTTCTTTACGGGCACTAATATACCAGCCGACGATGATAAAATCGTGATGTTACCTAACCAATCCCTCCCCGCTAAACTATCATCTTCAGGCTATGACGGAACCACAGTTGTAGTAAGTATACAGAACATAGGTGCCGGTGCATCTGTAGGTGACACTTACGCAGGCCCTACATTCCCTAATTATGCAACGGGTGCTACAAGAGATGGCTCTAGTTATCAAAGAAGTGACGAATACATTACTTACTTGACAAAGAATATGCTAACATCTGATTTAGTGTTAGGTGAAAGACCAGTTGATGCTTTGAATAACTATACCCTGAGCAAGGTATTCAGCGTGGATATAGGAGAGTCAAGTCATGGTCACCAAACTCGGCTGACAATAACTCAACTACATGCTACTTCTCTAGGCAAGGTTAACGAAACAATAAATCACACATTTAGTCCGGGTAATTTTATGATTGTACAAGGCTTTACTGGCGGCAAGTCAGGTAAGAAAGTTAAGTCTGCTGGAGACAAAGTACAGGATATACTCGGTATACTAGCAAACAGTAATAATTTCAAAACTAACAGAAACAATCATCAGTTAGAAGATTGGGTAAACACCTTTGTAAATCACATTTCTGAAACAATATACGGCGAAGTAGAGTCAGGTGATTTCATAAACGGTATACAGATACCTTACAACACCTTAGTGACTAAAGGAGAAAATGCACTAGATTCTCAAGTTGCACAGAGAAATCACTTTTTGACATCCGGTAACAAAAGCACTGTTAAGAAAATGGCAATGGATAACAAAGTACATTCTTCTAGGCTATATGCACCTTGGGCAGAAGGTAGCAGAATGAACGGTATAAGTGGACTAGTCACTGAGTTCAGCGTAAACAGAGAGGCGGAGATGAAAGCATACGAGTTTTCTCTGAAGTTCATAGCGGCTGATATAATAATTTGAGGTGAATAGATGGCATTACCAATTAGACTACTCGCTGGTGCAAGAGGAGATATAGAAATCCCTCTTGAAGCACAGTCTATAGATATAGCAATTGACAGAAATGCCAGCCATTTCCCCCTCCCTAACATGCCTAGGATTGCTATTGATACCAACACTCCTGAAATTGGTATAGAGATTCAAGGTATTTTACAAGACGATGATGTTAACTTTGAATCTGAATCTAACGCTACTTTAGTTCAGGGTAATTCTATTATGCTTAACTTTGCATCTATTTTACCTACCAGTACTGAAGTACTTAACGAAACAGTTTTTGATACTGGTGAATACTACGGAGGCCAAACAATATACACACATATACTGACACCTGTTGTAATAAGGTCAAGTGTCAATAGCCATATAGGTGTCACAGGTACTTCAACTACAATAGACATACACAACATAGATTCCGACGACTATTCAGGTGGAAGCGGAGGATTGATTAGTTCATTAGAAGCGACAGATAACGACGCCAACGCTGACACAGGTGTAGATATAGCCCACCCATCAAGTGGCACTTATGCTGCTGGAACTACTAGCATAGTTGTGGATAGTTCTTCACACTCTATAGAAGTAGGGCAGAGACTTCACAAAGATGACGGTACTTTCATTGGTACAGTTACTGGAGTAAGTGGTGCTACCTTGGCTATAGCAGGCGGCACTAAAGTAAGTTTAAGTCACAACGCTGATGTTTATTCTTATCAGGCAACTCTTTTCAACCGCCGCCATCAAGTCATAGGTAGTATTACTGAGTTCGTTGATACTAAATCATATGACGATGATGGCAACATGGAGTCTAGGCTCATAACTCATATTACTGTCGACAGAGTAGAGGTTCCTGTTTCAGATAAAGAGGCCTACTTAATTTCTCGCAGTCACAGACCACCTAACGAAACATTCCTTCATAACAAACAGATACGCCTTTACCCTAATTTTTGGCGGGTTTCTGATACAAATGTAGGAAACGGTGGACAAATACCAGCGAGTGTAGTTATTCAATTTGACGCTGGTAACGAAGCACACCATACCTATACTACTGAATCCAGTGGCGGTACTGCAATTTCAATCACTCAACAAGGTCGGTTTGGGTATGTACCTAATATAGATGTCAAAGTTACTGTTCCAGTAAAAGGAATAACTACAGAGCCCAGTAACGGTAACCCTGCGGCTACGCTTGCATTAATGGTTAAGGATGCATTAGAATTGAGCGGTCAGGCTGTTACTGCGACACATGACCACATTACTTCTACAGGTGGTATTGCATTACAAGACGCTTTTTCTGCAACAGTAAGCGGCCCTCTTATTGAAATAAACCAACTAGACTCTCCAAAGAAAACAGAATGGGGTAACAACCTTGCTCCTTGTTTACAAATGAATGAAGAAAACGCAATTAACGACCCGGCTACACTTTTGGATGCAACGCTAGTATGCGAGCACTTTGGTGTAGACGCCGTTGAAAGCATGGCGATTACTAACAAGAGTAGGTCCGCCGGAGATAAGGTACAAGACCTACTTGGCTTGTTTTCAAATGCACAGAAGCAGAGGGATTTGATTAGGGGCATACAGATACCTTATGACAGCCTCATTCAGAGTTCAGGTGTAACAGGAGTTGCTAGAAACTTCTTCCTTACATTCGGAGAGCAGTCTATTAATGACAAAGGCTCTCTTGCAAACACCATTAGTGCATCTGAAAAGATGACTCCTTCGCTGTTACCTTACGAAGTAGGCGGGAGTCCGGTTGATGAAAAGGACGACAATTGGGCTGAAAGATTTGGACTAGGGCAATTGACAGATGTAGAGGGTACTTTAGGGAACTTTTTAGAAAACTTAGTAGCGGATTCACTTATCACTTTGTCTAGCAGCGCTCACGGTAATGATGGAGGAATGAGGATTCTCCCTGAAAAACTACATGTACGCTATGATGCTGGGAACAATTACTACGCTTTCAACATGAAGTTGTTAGCGTCCGACTTTGTAATGGGGGTATGAACATGACTGTGATAATAGACCCCGGATTTGCTCTTGCCTTCAATGGAGTAACTGACGGAGTACTAGTACCTCCGAACCAAAATATAATTCACGGTACGGACGCTGGAGATTACAAGAATCTACCTCAGTTCTTAGATTCGTTTACTTTAGAAACATGGATTATGCCTGACTGTGGCGGCATTGTATACGAATACGAGAATATAATGAGATTAACCGTGGGTAGTCCTTCTAGCCCTGCGCCTGCTACCTTTGAAATATACTTAGAAAATGAGGCGGCTGGCACTAAGAGTATACACAGTATAGGTAGCGCCAAACCTGTTAACAAGATTAACGGAGACTTTGGCTATTGGGATGGAGTTCTTTTCCCAAGCCCTGCTTCGGAGTTACATAATTCTTACATTTCTACAGACGCTGCTATAAATGACCCTACCGCTCTTAACGACGGTCACAGAGAATTACTAAATGTGACTGTTACATTCAACCGCCGCTACCTGTCTATGCACATTAATGGCGACTTGGTAGTGGCGAAGGAGTTTGATGAAAACCAAAGAGTAGTCATGTCTCCCGCTAATATGTATCTTGGTGGCAGAGGTGGGGAGTACAGGGGTACTATAGAAGCGATTCATCTTTCAAGGGGGGCTAAGAAATCAGGAAGAGCAGCGTATGCCCCAGTCAAGAGTGACGACACTATTGGACTTTGGAGATTTGAAGAGCCAATTGAGCCGATTGCTACCCAAGTCGTAACGCCTTCTATATCAGCATCTACTAGCGCCAGCGCTACTATCAATATAGGGACGACTGCTGCAAAGGCATTGTGCAAAGAGTTAACAGGTAACAGTATTTTAGAATCGACTAATTTTACAACCGAAGCACCTTGGACTTCTATGGGCTCTTACAAGATAAAGAAGTACAGCGCTACTTCTTCTAGTGACATTACCATTCCTAAAGTACCTTACAATATAATTGTCAACCCACTAGGCTATGCCTCCACTACTGGTAAACCTACCAACAAAGCGCCTGAAAGACTGAGGCTAACTGCTATCAACGGAGGAGCGGGGACTATCACAGTTGAGTCTATTCATCTTGATTTCAGTGCAACCTCAAATGGTCGAAGAGGGCCATTACAGGCCCATGACGCTGGCATATTCGTCATAGTTACGGGCGATTGTATAGTAGATGGAGGCAATGGTAACGAGTTCCAACCTCAAGGTAGCGGTACTCAGTTTTCTCATAGACAAGGGCAGGT